AGATGAAGGCGCTCAATTAGGAGTATCTTCAAGAGGTATGGGTTCCTTGGTTCAAAAGAACGGTGCTAACTATGTAGGAAAAGACTTCTATTTAGCTACTGCCGCTGACATTGTTGCAGACCCAAGCGCTCCAGACGCTTTCGTAGAGGGTATTATGGAGAATAAAGAGTGGGTATGGGACAATGGTGTTATTAAAGAGAGAGATATTGAAGAATATAAAGAGTATATACAGAAAGCAAAGTCTATCAAATTAGCAGAAGCTAAGGCGGAAGTCTTTAAATCCTTTCTTAAAAATCTCTAATATTATAAATATCATATAGAGAAATAAAATAAACGTTTATTTTAAATAAAAGGAGATTTCTAAATGGCCGAGACAGAAAATAAAGTAGAGGCTTTGGAAAAAGAAGCGGTTGCTGAAGCAAGTGCTAACCCACAAGCGGACGCTCCGAAAAAGAATGCTGTTGCGGCTGAACCTTCTCATATTGCGAAAATGAATAACGCAGAAGATTTAGGTCCAGCGGTTGTAAAACCAACAGATTCTAATCCAGACGCTACGAAAAAAACTAAGCAAGTTTCTGGTGACGCTCAACAAAAATCGCAAGGTGCTCCTGACGCAATGCCAAAATTGACAGGTCACAATACGAAATTAGAGTCAACTGAAACTGACGAAGGTTCTGAAATCAAAGAAGGCGAAATGCCAAAAGCTGCTCTTGACGCTCTTAAAAAACATCAAAAGAAAGACGAAGAAAAGTCTGAAGATGATAAAGAGAAAAAAGAGGGTATGGGTATGTACGCTTCAAAAGATATGGAGAAAAAAGACAAGAAAGATATGATGAAAGCTTCTTATAAAAAAGAAGAAATAGATGTATCTGACCACGTTAACGCTCTAGTATCTGGCGAAAATGATTTATCAGAAGAATTTAAAACAAAAGCTGCAACTATATTTGAAACAGCAATTAGAACTAAAGTAAAAGAAATTGCTGAGACAATGGAAGCAGATTACAACAACAAATTAGAGCAAGAAAGTGCAAAAGCAAAAGAAGAGTTAACTGAAAAAGTTGATTCTTACTTGTCATATGTCGTTGAAGAGTGGATGAAAGAAAACGAAATCGCTCTTGAAAGAGGCATTAAAGGCGAGATTGCTGAAGACTTTATTTCAGGTCTTAAAAAACTTTTCTCTGAACATTATATTGATGTTCCAGATGAGAAGTATGATGTTTTAGAAGCGCAAGCAACTAAAATTGAAGACCTAGAGAAAAAGTTAAACGAGCAAATTGAAAAGAATGTTGAACTAAACAAAGACAACGCAGACAAAACTAGAAACGAAGTTATGGCTGAAGTTTCTGCTGATTTAGCTGACACTCAAAAAGAAAAATTTGCTAAACTTGCTGAAGAAATTGAATACTCAACTAGCGAAGATTTTAAGAAAAAGTGTGAGACTATCAAAGAATCATACTTTGGAAAAAAAGAATCAAAAGAAGAGTCTTTAGATGATGTGGCGGCTGCTGGTCCATCTTCATTGAATAGTGAAGATTTATCAAAAGCGATGGCTGCTTACACTGCCGCTATAAGCAAAACAAAAGATATTAAAATATCTTAATAATAGGGAAAAGGGAGAAATAAAAAATGTACTTATCCGAAACTCACGAAAAAAAATGGCAGCCAGTCCTAGAGCATCCTGATTTACCAAAAATCGGTGACTCTTACAGACGTGCCGTCACCTCTGTTATCTTGGAAAACCAAGAAAGAGCTTCTAAAGAAGACGCTGCTTTCTTATCTGAAGCTGCACCTACAAACGCAACTGGTTCAGCAATTTCTAATTGGGATCCAATCCTAATTAGTTTGGTAAGAAGAGCAATGCCTAATTTGATTGCTTACGACATTGCAGGTGTTCAACCAATGACCGGTCCAACTGGTCTTATATTTGCTATGAGAAGCAGATACACTTCACAAACAGGAAGCGAAGCTTTCTTTGATGAAGCAGACTCAGACTTCTCTGGTAGAAATGCCGCTGGTTCAAGTGTAGATGGTTATTCATCTACTGCTCAGGCAGGAACTAACCCAGCAGTATTAAATGACTCTTCACCAAGTGCCTTCACAAAAGGTACTGCTATGACTACAGCTGCGGCTGAGGCATTAGGTGACGCAAGTGGCAACGCATTTGCTGAAATGGCTTTCTCAATCGAGAAATCAACGGTAACTGCTAAGTCAAGAGCTCTTAAAGCGGAATACACTATGGAACTTGCTCAAGACCTTAAAGCAATCCACGGTTTAGACGCTGAGACTGAACTTGCAAACATTTTATCTGCTGAGATTCTTGCAGAAATCAACAGAGAAGTTGTTAGAACAATTTACATCAACGCTGAAAAAGGTGCTGCTGTGAACACAACTAACGCTGGTATCTTTGATTTAGACACAGACTCAAATGGTAGATGGTCAGTTGAGAGATTCAAAGGTCTTATGTTCCAATTGGAAAGAGACGCAAACAGAATCGCTCAGAGAACAAGAAGAGGAAAAGGTAACATTATAATCTGTTCATCAGACGTTGCCTCAGCTCTTCAAATGGCAGGTGTATTAGACTATACTCCAGCTCTTAACAACAACCTAAACGTTGATGACACAGGTAATACTTTTGCTGGTGTTCTTAACGGTAGATACAAAGTATATATTGACCCATACTCTGCTAATAGTGCTGCTAAGCAATACTATGTAGTAGGTTATAAAGGTACTTCACCTTATGACGCTGGTATGTTCTATTGTCCATATGTACCTCTACAAATGGTTAGAGCAGTTGGTCAGGATACATTCCAACCAAAAATCGGTTTCAAAACACGATACGGTTTAATTGCAAACCCATTCGCTGAAACTGGTGCGATTTCAGGTGCTGCTACAGCAGTAAATGACGCTGGTTCTGCTAACTCTAACAGATACTACCAAAGAGTACAGGTTGCTAACTTAATGTAATCTTACTTTGCGAAGTACAAACTTCAGAAAAGGGCGGCTTTTAGTCGCCCTTTTTTTTGCTCTCCGTAATGGATAAATATCCATATGACAACGACAAACGCATTATCAAGACAACCAACTAAACTAGACTTGGCGTCGCCACAGCAGTTTAAGTTTTCTATTATCAAATTACCTAAAGTAGAATATTTTTGCACGTCTGCCAATGTGCCTGGTATTAGTTTAGCTAGTGCAGTACAACAAACTCCACTAAAAGATATTCCTGTTCCTGGTGATAAATTAACATATGGTGACCTAGAAATATCATTTATGGTAGATGAAAATTTAGATAACTACCGAGAAATACACGGTTGGTTAACTGGTATTGGTTTTCCTAAAGACAGACAACAATACACTAGTTTACTTGATAGTAATAAAGATAGATTTCCTGTCATAGGAAAGGATAGTAAATCTACTGACCCTGGAAAAGTAGTCTCTGGTGCTACTCCGATAGGTCCGGTTTATTCAGACGCCACGTTAAACATACTATCTAGTAAAAATAGAGGTAATATTGAAGTTAGATTTAGTGATGTATTTCCTACATCATTATCTGGTCTAAATTTCAATCAACAGGCAGATGATGTTGAGTACCTATCTGCTACGGTGGTCTTTCAATATAGAATATATGAGTTTGCTAAAGTTGGTAAAAAAGCGACTGATATTGTAACCTAGACTTTACTTTTTAGTTAAATTATGATACATTGGGTATATTATGGATTTAGAAAAATTACAAGAGCAGGCTGATAAAGACCTTAAATTAAACGATACAGAATTAGATTTAGAGTCTCTAAAAACACCTCAATTACACAACAAATATATGAAGCACTTAACAACATTTAAGTTAATGTTGAGTAAGGCAGAGTCAGAATTATATACTCTTAAACGTGAAAAGTGGGAGTATTATACAGGCAAAGCTGACGCTTCAGTATATGCACAGAAACCTTTTAACTTAAAAATTTTAAAACAAGACGTTGACAAATATCTTGATTCAGATGTTGATATTCAACGTGCAAAACACAAAGTAGAATACTTACAAACTACAACTGATTTTTTAGATAGAACTATTAGACAAATTTCAAATAGAACCTTTACAATAAAAAATGCAATTGAGTGGCGTAAGTTTACCAGCGGCGCCATTTAATGAAAAATATAAGATATCTTGTCATTGACAGGAAAGATGACGTTTATTTAAAGATTGAGGCAGACGAGAGTATTCGTAGAGACCTTGGCGAATTCTTTACCTTTGAGGTACCAGGTTTTAAGTTTATGCCTCAATATAGAAATAGAGTTTGGGACGGCAAGATAAGATTATTTTCATATCAAACTGGTCAAATATATACTGGTTTATATCCTTACATTTTAAAATGGTGTGCTGACAATGAGGTAGAAGTTGTTGATGGCACAAAAATAAAAGATACTAAAGTTGAAGAAAGTAAAGTTAAAGACTTTATTAAAGCATTAAAAATACCATTAGAGGTTAGAGACTATCAAAAAGAGGCATTTATATATGCGACTAAAAAAAATAGATGTTTGTTATTGTCGCCAACTGCCTCTGGTAAATCTCTTATTACATATCTATTAGTAAGATTTAATCTATTAAGATTAGATAAAAAAATATTAATTATTGTGCCGACCACTTCACTTGTAGAACAACTATATAAAGATTTTAAAGATTATGGTTGGTCACCTGAAAAAAATGTACATAGAATATATCAAGGTCACGGAAAAGAAACAAATAAAAGAGTGGTTATATCTACTTGGCAATCAATATATAATCAACCTAAAAAATGGTTTACACAATTTGAAATGATTATTGGTGATGAAGCACACTTATTTAAGGCAGTTTCATTAACAAAAATTATGACCAAACTAATTAAATGTCCTTACAGAGTAGGTATGACAGGTACTTTAGATGATTCAAAAACTCACAAATTAGTATTAGAAGGACTATTTGGTGCTGTAAATAAAGTAGTAACCACAACGGAACTTATGGAGAAAGGCAAACTAGCTGACCTCAAAATATATTGTTTGGTCTTACAACACGGTAAAACGGAACGTGAATTTATAAAGAATAAAACCTATCAAGAAGAAATGGATTTTATAGTATCTAATGAAAAGAGAAATAAGTATATTAGAAACTTGGCCTCTGGTCTTCAAGGCAATACACTATGTTTGTTTCAATATGTAGAAAAACACGGAAAGGAATTGTATGAAGCAATTAAAGATAAAGCAAAAGATAAAAGAGTCTCTTTCGTCTATGGTGGAGTTGACGCCACAAGAAGAGAAACTATTAGAGAGCTTACGGAAAAGTCTGACAACGCCATTATCGTGGCGAGTTATGGGACTTTCTCTACCGGCATTAATATTAGGAATTTGCATAACATTATTTTTGCTAGTCCTAGTAAATCCAG